GCGGCTGCTTACGAATTAAGCTACACCGATATTTATGAGTACTCTCAGAAGAAACAATCCCTCAAGCGTTGGGAAGTTGACTTAGGAATTAAACACGTCGAAATGGAAATCCCTTGGGACCAACCTGTTCCTGACGAATTAGTTCCTGTCGTTGTTGACTACTGTGTTAATGACGTTGATGCAACCGAGAAATTATTCGACGCTATATATGCTGACTATGTTGCGCGTGAAATTCTAGCAACCATTTCCAAAGGTTCGATGAATGCAACAAACAATCAGCTCACTGCTAAATTTATCTTTGGTGACGACCCTAAACCACAAGACAAATTTAATTACGTTAAACTTGACACAATCTTCCCCGGATACAAATATGAGTTTGGTAAGTCATATTACCGTGGCTTTGAAACAGGTGAAGGTGGATTTGTGTATGCAGAACCTGGAGTGTACAAAAATATCGCTCTGCTTGACGTAGAGTCTATGCACCCGAACTCTCTGGTGAATATGAACTACTTCGGTCCATACACACAAAGATATGCGGACTTACTTAAAGTTCGTGTATTGCTCAAACATAATAAGATTGACGAAGTTAAACAGATGTTTGATGGAGTATTGGCGCCGTTCTTGGATAATCCAGAATATCACAAACCTTTGGTAACTGCGTTGAAGATTGTAATTAACTCCGTATATGGAATGACCTCTGCTAAATTTGATAACAAGTTCAAACACCCAGACAATATTGACAACATCGTTGCGAAACGTGGAGCTCTATTTATGGTCGACTTGAAATTTGCTGTTGAAGAGCAAGGATATAAAGTTTGTCATATTAAGACGGACTCTGTTAAAATCCCAGATGCTGATGATAAGATTATTCAATTCGTTATGGACTTCGGTAAGCAAGCCAAATATAACTACAAGTTCGAACACGAACATACTTACAAACGTATGGCGCTTATTAACAACGCTGTGTATATTGCTCAGCTTGAAGATGATGAGTGGTCACCAACTGGAGCAGAGTATGCAAATACATATTTGTTGAAACGCGTATGGACTAAAGAGGAATTAGTCGATAGAGATTTCTTTATCACTAAACAATCGAAAGGTCATATTTATCTTGGTGATGAATTCGTCGGTAAGGTTGGTTCTATTTATGCTTCCAAGTCTGGAAAAGAATGCATGTGGACTGAAGATAACGAAAACTTTAAATCTATTGCGGGAACGAAAGGATATCTGTTTAAACAAACTTCAGAATTTGATTATGAAGATGTTGATTTCTCTTACTACGATAAGATTGCTGTCGATGGACTTAAGAAAATTATCAAGGTTGGGGATATTACTCAAATCGTTGACGACATGCCTAAGGACTATGCAGATGCTCTTGAGCTTCAAGATAAATATCCTAACGCACAATCAATTTCTATCAATCACGGAACTCTCAAAGTCAAGAAACCTGAGACCACGTGATTGGATTTCCTCGCGGGTTAATTTTGGGATTCGCAGGATTTACATGGCACATAATAGAGAGAAAGAACAAAATTCTGCTGATTTGTTCTTCTCTTTTTCTTTTTGAAAAATAATGTCAGACTTAGTCATTTAGAAAGGACAATACTATGACAACTATTTCACAAATTTCAAATTCTCAAATCATCCTTGAGGATGTTCAATTCTTATTCGCTCGCAACTTCAGTGGGCGTCAAGAAAAATACAATCGCGCAGGCGACCGTTATTTTAACGTTAAGGTAAATCCAGAAGATGTAGAACTTCTACAACAATATGGTGTCAATATTAAATTATATGAGCCTAAGAATATCTCAGACGAGATGGCAGAGAAGATGGCTGAAAATCCAGACATGTTTGAACCATCATATTTCTTCAAGGTTCGTGTATACATTCAATTCGGTATGCCAAGCATTGCTATTATTTATGATAATGGCGACACTCCTATCGATGAAGACATCGCACCAACTGACCGTGCATTTTTAAATGACGAAAGTCAATTGGCTATGTTGGATGATATGGAAATCGCCTTGTGCGATATGACTATCGCTCGACGAGACCCAAGTCCAGATGGACAATATGCTCGTCTTAACTTGAAGAATGCTTATATTCGTGTAGTGGACAATCCACTTCGTCGTAAGTATGGATTCTAAAATTGAATTATACGACTATCAACGGCGGGCGGTTGATAGATTGCATAATGGTTCTGTATTGTGCGGGAAGGTCGGTTCGGGTAAATCCTTGACCGGCCTATTTTATTATATGGAAAACCATCGTGATTTACCACTTTATATTATTACAGTTGCTAAGAAGCGTAATGATAAAGAGTGGCATCATGACCTAGAAATGCTCGGCATTGAAGGGACCGTTGACTCGTGGAATAACATTACAAAGTATCTAAATGTTAAAGATGCTTTCTTTTTATTTGATGAGCAACGAGCTATTGGATATGGTTCATGGGGTACATCTTTTATTAAGATTGCCCGTAAAAATAAATGGATTATGTTAACAGCGACACCCGGAGATGTTTGGATGGATTGGATGTGTATATTCTTAGCAAACAATTTCTACAGAAACAAAACTGAATTTGTAGATAGACATGTCGAATACAATCCATATTCTAAGTTCCCTCAGATTAAACGATATCATGAGGTGGACAGACTAGAACGGTTGAGACGTCATTTAGCTGTACCTATGGCTGATTTTCGAATAACCAAAACCCATAGACAATATATTAATACTGCTTTCGATAAAGAATTGTATAAGCAAGTCATTGATACAAGGTTTAATCCATTTACCGAGACTCCGATAATGAATGCTTCGGAATTTACTCAAGTTCTTCGTAGGATAATTAACACAAGCCCACGTAGAATAGCAAATGCTAAACAACAAATCATGACTCGCGATAGAATTATTGTCTTTTACAACTATACCTACGAACTCGACATATTGAAAGATATTTGTCGAGATTTGAATAGGGTATATTATCAATGGAACGGTCAGAAACATGAACCTATACCCGATGCTGCTGAGTGGGTATATTTAGTTCAGTACACGGCCGGAGCCGAGGGATGGAACTGTATAACTACTGATACGATTTTGTTTTATTCACTGAATTATTCCTATCGCGTTATGGAACAATCCGAAGGCCGAATTAACAGGGTCAATACCTCCTTTAATGATTTATTTTATCTCTATCTTAAATCCCCGGCTTCCATCGATGATGCTATCGAACGCTCAATTCGTAGCAAAGCAAAATTCAATGAAAGGAACTGGATTGATAAAGAATGTCCAAACTTGAAAGAGATTTTCAACGAACCTTAATTCAGGATATCCACAAACGAATGCCTGATGCTATTGTTAAGAAAAATGATTCTGGTCACATTCAAGGTATTCCAGATTTATCTGTGGACATCGGTCCATATTCTTATCATTTAGAAGTTAAGCGTAGCGCCAACGCTCCATACAGACCTAATCAAGAATATTACTTAGACAAGTATAATTCAATGGGTGGATGGGCTCGCACTATATATCCAGAGAATAAGGAGGAAGTTCTCAATGAAATGGAACAGACATCCCGAATTCGAAGGTAAACATTCATTTCTTAGTGCTAGTCAATGTCATTGGCTTAAATATACTCCTGAGAAATTAGTAGACCGCTTTGAAAATGAAAAAGCTAAACAACGTGGAACTGAACTTCATGAGTTTGCTAGTCATGCTATTCAACATAGAATAAGATTATTGCCTGGTCACACTCATCCAGCAGTTGCTAATTTTGTTAACGATGCAATTGGTTATCATATGGATAGTGAAGTATTGTTATATTACTCTCCTTATGCATTTGGTACAGCTGATGCAATTAGATATGATGGTCCAAAGAAAGATAATCCTCGTGGATTTCTTAGGATACACGATTTAAAGACTGGTGTAACCAAACCTAAGATGGAACAATTGCTTGTGTACGCTGCATATTTCTGTTTGGAATACGGTGTTGCTCCTGAGAAAACGGACTTTGAGCTTCGTATTTATCAAGGAGAGAACATTGAAACATTTATTCCAGAAGCAGAAGATGTTTATGATGTTTATCATACAATAAAAGAATTTTCTGGGATTTTAGAAAACAAACCTAGATAGAAAGGACCATATTCCCAATGAATTTAGAAGAAGCTTATGAGGATATTATCCTACATAAAGGTACTCCTCACCAAGGGAATATACCACACAGTGGACGATATGCGTGGGGTTCTGGTGAGAATTCTTATCAAAGGGCTACATCGTGGTCCGATACTGTCGCCAAATATCGTAAGACTGGTTTAAGCGATACTCAAATTGCTACCAAACTAGGACTTACTACTAGTGAATTTCGTGCAAGAAATACGATTGCTAACCAAACCATTCGTCTTAGAAATCAATCTATGATTATGGAACTTCATGAAAAAGGATTAGGTCCTACTGAGATTTCTCGTCAGACTGGTATTCCTGAGTCATCTGTTCGTATGAATTTAAATGAACAAGTTCGTAATAATGTAAATCGTATGGAACGTGTTAAGGATGACCTTAAAGCTCTTATTAAGGAAAACCCATATTTGGACGTAGGACTTGGTTCTGCACAACAATTAGGTATCAAGGAAAATACTCTTAAACGTGCCGTTCAACAATTAGAAGCAGAAGGTTATCATATGCACAAAGTATATGTTAAGAATGCTACTAATGACGACCACTGGGTAGAAATGAAAGTTCTTACCAAAGAGGCTAATCCCGATGTTGTTCGTGCACACAAGCATGAAATTACTCCTCCTAATTTATATAAAGATGAAGATGGCAAAACTAAATTAGGTTTGAAACCAATTCAACATATTGATTGGAAACGCGTTAATATTCGATACGACGAGCAAGGTGGTACCGATAAAGATGGAGTTATGGAACTTCGTCCAGGTGTCAAAGATTTAGACCTTGGTGGCTCTAGATATGCTCAGGTTCGTATTGGTGTAGGTGGAACTCATTATCTTAAAGGTATGGCTGTTTATGGAGACCCTAAAGATTTTCCTAAAGGTGTCGATGTTATTTTCAACACCAACAAGAAACAAGGAACTCCTAAAGAAGATGTTCTTAAACCTTTAAAAGATGACCCTGATAATCCATTCGGTGCTCAAATTAAAGCGAATGGACAAAAGGGTGCTATAAATAAAGTTAATGAGGAAGGTGACTGGGGAACTTGGTCTAAGACCTTATCTTCTCAGTTTGTTTCTAAACAACCACCTGCTCTTGTTAAAGGTCGTATTCAAACTACGTATGAAAAATTACAAAAAGAGTTTGATGAAATTAATAATTTGACAAACCCAGTTATTAAGAAAGCACTCATGCAAGATTTTGCTGATGGATTGACAACAAAACGTCATAATCTTAAATTAACTGGCTTCGACAGAATGAAAGGTCAAGTTATTTTACCATTGTCTGGTATCAAAGCTAACGAAATATATGCTCCTAACTTTAAGAATGGAGAAAAAGTAGTTCTCGTTCGATATCCTCATGGTGGTATTTTCGAATTGCCTGAATTGACAGTTAATAATAAGCTTGAAAAAGGTCCTGCTAAATTTATGAAGGGTGCGAAAGATGCCGTTGGTATCGACTCATCTGTCGCTTCTAAATTATCTGGTGCCGATTTCGATGGTGACACTGTAATGGTTATTCCTAATAATAAAAACGGAATCGCAACTAGTCGTTCATTGAAAGAGCTTAAGAATTTTGATACTAAGCAGTATTATTCTGAGAACAAACAATTATTAACTCGTGACTCAAAAGGTAATTGGACTATGAAACAACGCCAAATGGGCGAAGTATCAAACCTTATTACTGACATGACTCTTAAAGGTGCTAGTCAATCTGAAATAGCTAGAGCAGTTAAACATTCAATGGTAGTTATTGATGCTGAAAAACATAATTTAGATTATTTACGTTCTGAAAGAGAGAACCGTATTCCTGAATTACGTAAAGCATATCAGCAACACCATAATGTTATTACTGGTAAAATAGAAGGTGGAGCTTCTACTCTTATTTCAAGGTCCAAGACTGAACATCGAACCTTAGAATACTGGGAACATCACCGTACACCAGAAGAACTAGCTGCCAATCCTAAACTTAAACCAACAATCAAGAAGTCTAGAACTATTGCTACAGACCATGTTGTGGAAATGGTTAAAGATGCTAAGACCCTTGGTTCAGGCACCCCTATCGAAAATATGTATGGCGATTATATCAACGCTCTTGGTAAGATGCGTGATAAAGCTAACGCTGTTGTTAGTACAACGCCAAACATGACCATGTCTAAAGAGGCTAAACTACAGTACAAGTCTCAAGTTGAGTCTCTACAGAACAAACTAAACATTGCTTTAGCTAACTCTCCTAGAGAACGTCAAGCACAGCTCATTGCAAACAAGGTAATTGCTGAGAAACGTGACCCTGGCATGCAGAAAGACCAGCTCAAGAAGCTTAAACAACAGGCTATTGCCGCTGCTCGTGTACGTACTGGTGCTGACGGCGCGTCTTCTAGGATTACTATTGAGCCTGATGAATGGAAAGCTATTCAGTCTGGTGCTGTGAGTACTAAGATGCTTAATGACATCATACGCTTCTCAGACTCAGATAGGCTTAAGCAGTTAGCTACTCCTAAGAAGGAAGACTCTATCAGTCTATCTACAGCTAACAGAGCTAAAGGTATGCTTAAGAACGGTAGAACGTACGCTGAAGTAGCAGAAGCTTTAGGCGTTAGTGTGTCTACTGTACAGAACCTAGTCTAGAAAGGAGAACTCTATGGATGAACTAGATTACGTTAAAGAGACGTCGGTCGTTGATACTATGCTAACAACGTTTGACAACCCTTACAATCCTTTCGACGACTATGATGCTTGGTCTCGTTGGGACACTGAACATGGCTACAACACACCAGAACTCTTAGCTGAAGTCATTGGTAACACTGATGATGCGTTAGATGAAGTTGAGATTGCTCAACGCCATGCCACTGCCATTAATTACATCATTGATGATGGACCAGTTGCTGATGTTTGGACTGTGTGTAAGCCTACAACACCAACACCTATTCGTCTACCAACAAATACACAGGAGACATAACTGCAGACCCATAGGGGGAGGGTCCGCAGAGAAACCCCACCCCCCTGCATCGCCCTACCACCCTAAAATATCCCCGGAGTAGGTTAAAACTCAGATTCTGGGATATCGAAGTGGGGTATAAGTATACGGAAAGGAGGCAAACCATGTCCCAAGAGATTGCAGAACACGTTCAAGCTCTTATACATTGGTTCTTTTCTCCTGAAGTTCTTTCTCAAATAGGTGTTTACATTGGTGTAGGTGCATCAATTGTGGGTTTCGGCTCACGAGTATTCAAACGACTATGGCATAACCTAGAAAAGAAACAAAACGAAGAGATTGCTGGAATTAAAAACTCTTTGCATGCTTTAACTGTTAGCTTTCAAGAAATGCAACAGACACAAGAACGAGATTTCCTCCGTCTACAAATAGTCACAGGAATACAATCCCAACGATTATCTGTTTCCGAAATACTGTCGTTATACGATTCTTACGTTAATAAGGGTGGAAACTCATATATAACAAGATTAGTTAATGACTATATTGAAGAACAAAAAAATAAGGAGAATACTAAATGACAGTTGATAAAATTATTAACATTGTAACTTTGATTGTTTTTGTTGCGCCGATCGTTCTTGAATTGGTTAAGTATCTAGGTGCCGCTACACACAATAAATCTGTAACAACACTTGCTGAACGAGCAATGATTATTGTGTCCGCGCTAGATAATATGCTGATGCCTAATACTGAGAAGAAACGAGAAGCGTTAGATAAACTTTTGAGTTTCGCTAAAGAGACTAAGGTTAACTTAACTGCTGCTCAAGCCGAAGATTATATCGAACATGCTGTTCGTGTACTTCGTGAGCTTCAGGAGAAACCGGAGGTAGTTGAAGATGCCTCGGAAGAAAAATAAAGACGACTATTTAATTCGTCAAGCATTTACCCCAGAAGGGAGAATGCAACAATTAACGAAGCAAGCATTTGATTTGGCGGAAAGACAGTTACAAGATGGAACTATTGCACCAAGCACATTAAATGCCTTACTTCGTTATGGTACAATCGAAAATGAAATCCAGTTGGAAAACTTAAAAGCTAAGAAGAAACTCAATGAATCTAAAATCAGTTTGATTGATAGTGAAGTAAAAGGAAAAGGAGATAGCGAAGCAGTAATAGCTGCAATTCGTGGTTATGCTCCGTCCGAATCCTTATGACATTATTAACAACTGATAGAACGATTCTACAAGATTTGAGTTATTCAAAGCTTATAACATTTGATTCATTTGGAGATAGGTTGAATTATTTGTCCCTAATAAACAGAGGATACAAATCACCTCGAGAGATATCTAATAGATTCTATCGAAGCAAACTTTGGCGAGAACTTAGAGATTATGTTATCGCTAGAGACATGGGTTATGACTTAGGAGTTCCCGGAGTTAATATTGATGGACGAGTATTGGTTCATCATATGATTCCTGTAACCGAAGAAGATTTATTAGAATGGAATGAGGATATTCTTCTCAATCCGGATTTGCTAATAACTACTTCATACGAAACTCACGCTATAATCCACTACAAGAAAGTTTATCCCGAATCGAATTATACTGAAAGAACACCTGGAGACACTAAATTATGGTGAGGTGGATATGACAATTCTAAAAGACGTAAAGTCTGTTTTAGATTTTGCTTCGGAAGAAGACGACGGGTTTGATTCAAGATTAATTATGGAGTTAGAAGGTATCTTTGGTGAATTGTCTCAATTAACACAACTTAACAAAGACTTTGTTATAGACAACGATTCAAATTGGGAACAATTATTAAATACCACTGACACTCACTTACTTCGATTGGTCAAGCAGTATGTTTATCTTAACATAAGAATTAAATTCGACCCTCCTGCCGGGAGTGTACTTACTTCCCTAGAAAAATCTATTCAATCTACTGCTCATCGTATAATCATCCAAAAGGAGGATTTTAATGAGCCTAAATGATGAAAAACTTATTGCTGTTGTTTCGGATCTAGATACTATTGAACACCACGGTGTTAAAGGTATGAAATGGGGATTCCGAAAACTTAGAAATCGATATGATTCTCACAATAAAATTAAAAAGGCTAATAAAGCTGCAAATAGTAAATGGAGTAAAAAGTATAACAATCGACATGTTATGACTGACAAAGATCTTCGAAATGCAACTAATCGATTACGCATGGAGAATGATTTCGCAGAGCAAATCCAAAGAGCAAACAAAATCAATAAGACTAATAGTGGACCTACTGTTAAAGGTACTCTTAAGAAAGCTGCTGGTTTTGTTGTTCCTACAGTCGCTGGTGTAGCTCTTAAGACTGTCGCTAATGACTTTATGAAGAACAAACCTAAGGATTATGCTCCTTTAACAACACAACTTGTTAAAGTAATTAAGAAATAGGAGATAACGTTTTGGTATTATCCAATAAAGCTTATCCGGAAGAATACATGAAGTTCAAAGAAGCAGTTCTTAGAGGTGAGATTCCGGTAAATCGAATGGTGTCTCTGGAAATGAACCGTATTGACTTCTTAATTGAGTCACCGGATTATTACTATGATAATCAAGCGATTGAAGGCTTTGTTAGATTTTGCGAAAATGAAATGACTCTAACAGACGGTAGTGACGTCACGCTATTACCGTCCTTTAAATTATGGGCCGAGTGCGCCCTCGCTTGGTTTTACATTTCCGAGGACAAGGTTTACAATCCTAAACTCGGTAAATGGGAAATAAAAACAAAATTTAAGCGACTCACGACCAAACAGTATCTTATTGTCGGACGTGGTGCCGCTAAATCTCTATACTCAACATACATGCAGGCATACATGTTGTTGATTGACACGTCTACAACCCATCAGGTAGTTGCAGCTCCAACTATGAAGCAAGCTGAGGAAATTATGGGTCCATTTAGAACTGCTTTAAGTAGAGCTAAAGGTCCGTTGATTCAATACATGGTTCAAGGGTCTAAAATGACCGGTAATCTCACTCAGAAACAATTGTTGGCATCTACTAAGAAGGGTGTTGAAAATTTTGCCACGAATAGTCTCTTAGAAATAAGACCTATGTCTGTTGATAAGCTACAAGGTTTAAGATGTAAATATGCTTCCGTAGACGAATGGCTATCTGGGGAAGTTAGAGAAGATGTAATTGGTGCAATCGAACAAGGTGCATCCAAGAATGACAACTATCTCATAATCGCTACATCTTCCGAAGGAACTGCTCGTGACGGTGTCGGGGACACTATCAAGATGGAGTTGGTAGACATATTGGAAGGCCGATATTTCAATCCACATGTGTCTATCTGGTACTATAGACTCGACGACGTTAGAGAAGTGGCTTATCCAGAACTATGGATGAAAGCCAATCCCAATTTGGGAGCTACAGTTTCTTACGAAACTTATCGAAACGAAGTAGAACGTGCTGAGAATCAGCCTGCTACAAGAGCTGATACCCTTGCTAAACGTTTTGGTATCCCTGTTGAGGGGTATACATATTTCTTTGTGTATGAAGAAACTATACCTCATAGACCACAAAACTTCGATGGCCTAGAATGTACATTAGGAGCCGACTTGTCACAAGGGGATGACTTCTGTGCATTTACATTCTTATTCCCTCTTGGTAGGGGCAGGTTTGGTATAAAAACTAGGTCATATGTTTGCGAATCTAAACTTAAGAAACTAACTTCCGCAATGAGAAATCGTTACGACGAATTAATTGCTGAAGGAACTCTTATTGTTATGGACGGGGTAGTCTTAGACATGAACCGAGTCTATGATGACTTGACAGCAATGATTTACGAACATAAGTATGTTGTTTATGCTTTCGGTTATGACCCGTATAACGCTCGAGAATTCGTTGAACGATGGGTTCGAGACAATGGAGAATACGGTGTTGAGAAAGTAATACAAGGTGCCAAAACAGAATCTGTACCTATGGGAGAACTTAAAAACTTGGCTACAGAACGTCTTCTTATTTTCGATGAAGAACTTATGAAATTCGCTATGGGTAATGCTATAGCGATTCAGGACAACAACGGTAACTACAAACTATCTAAACGTCGTGCTGACGAAAAGATTGATAACGTTGCCGCGCTTATTGACGCATGGGTTGCGTATAAACGTAATCTAGACTTATTCGGATAGAAAGGCTGAAACACTATGAGTATGTTTACTGATGGTTTACAACATGCCTGGTCTATGTTTAACCGAAATGACACAACATCATTAACCGAAACACAACCTGTGTTTCAACTATCAACTGAACCTAGAGCACTTAATCCTAACAATTCGATTCCGTCAAGAACATACGCTAGAGCATCTATCTCTTCAATGATCTTTAACCGAATCGCTATGGACGCTAGTGCGGTTAAGTTTCAACACGTTAAATTGGCTGAAGACAAAGAGAATCAGACAGTTCAGTACGGGTCTTCATTACAACGATTATTTGAAGTCGAAATGAATATCGACCAGTCTGCTACAGATTTCTTTCATGATTTAGTATATTCTCTATTTGATGAAGGGGTCGTTGCTGCTGTTCCAATTGAAGCAACTTTAGACCCGACTCAATCTGACTCCTATGATATTAAGTCGATGCGTGTTGGTAAAATCATGGAATGGTATCCAACAAAAGTTCGTGTAAAAATTTATAACGAACATAAGGGGGATTTCTCAGAGGTTACAGTACCTAAGAAGATGTGTGCGATTATTGAAAATCCACTAGCAAATATTTTAGGTAATGATAACCCAACTATGAACCGCCTAATTCAAAAATTGTCTATCCTGGACAAACAAGATATTGATGCGGTTGCTAATAAATGGAACATGATTCTTCAACTTCCTGTCCCTGTCAGAAACGACATAAAGAGAAAAGAAGCTGATGCACGTGTGAAAGATATTGAGAAACAACTTCAAGATTCTAATTTGGGTATTGCATATATTACTGCTGATGAAAAGATTACTCAGTTAAACAGACAAATCAATTCCAATCTTATGGATGAGATTAAGTATTTGACTGATGAATTGTTAAGCCAAATCGGTTTGACTAAAGCAGTATTTGATGGAACCGCTAATGCGGAACAAATGCAAAACTATTATACAAGAACAATTGATCCAATTGTGACGCGAATTCAAGAAGAATTTCAACGAAAATTCATAACCAAGACTGGTTATACCCAAGGCCATCGTATTGTTACTTATAGTGACCCATTTAAATTGGTTCCTACAAGTCAACTTGCTACGATTGGCGATGCTTTGCTTCGTAACCGAATTCTTACTTCTAATGAATTCCGTGCAGTCATCGGATACGGTCCTATTGCCGACCCTATGGCTGACCAATTGTATAATCCAAATATCTCTGACGCTCGTCAAGATGTATCTATTCCTGGGTCTGTCGGGTCCCCTGAAGGTCAATATGATGAATACGCTCAATACCCCCAAGATGGAGAGTATTCTGAAGAGGACTTTCAAAATGGCGGCAAATAATGATGGAGGAAATGTCGTATAATGGATAAACATCCCAAGTATGATTTCGCGGGTTATGTAACTCGTAACGACACTCGTTGTACAGACGGTGTTATTATTCGACATGGTGCTTTCAAAGATAACAATGGACAAAAAGTTCCTTTGGTATGGTCGCATGACCATAGTACACCAGAGAACGTTATTGGTCATGTTA